GTCATTTTGCTACATTATGAATGGTAAAAATATGACATTAGGCTCATAATCTGCGCCCTCAAACATCGGTCTGAAAACTCCACAAATGTCTGGGTGTAGAAATGTAAAACAGAATTGTCAAAATTTGTAAAGTGCTAGACATGTATAGCAACACTTAGAGGCTTAGGTGTTAGCTTGCGGTGATTAGGTTCTCAGATGCGGTGAAAAACAGTAGCGTAGAAACCTGAAAAATAGTAGCGCTGAAGGTGGCAGGGCTGAGTCCTCAGCACCACCACCCCAGCTAGCTCAGGCTATTGCCATCGCACCTCTAGGACATGTCCATGAATTATGAGATCACAGACTGAGCAGAGAGGGTCTTCACATAACTGAAACGAGTCCACCGACCACCGCCGACACTCCAGCCAACAAAGCTGCATAAGCAACTTTCTCAATCCAAGCCTGTTTCGCCTGGGCAAGTTCTAGCTCCCTCACCCTGGATGGCATGTGTTCCATGCTGGCTAATCTTTCGCTAAGTTCTATCAGGAGCTTTTCATTCTCTAGCTGTTTTGCATAGAGCATGTTAATTGTCACTCTGCCTGTGGTCTCATCCATCCCTCTATTTTAGCTGATGGGTTACTTGTATTCTTTCCGCTTCCAATAGCCAAGTTTATATGGTCGAGTTATTTTCCTACTAAATTTTGATTGAATAGCCGATGTCTTGATTGGGTCGAATTCATCAAAGGTTGCTTTCCAAGATTCTCTCCTGAATGGAACTACTTGAGCAATAGGTGTGCCAGCCTCGATGATTCCCTCAAAGTCATTGCGGATAACAAAAGGAAAGTTGACCGGTTGATTGTAGTCATCGGTATCAACAACACCGCTGAGAGTTAGGAAGGGGAGTTCTGTTCTATTCATTGGGTGTGTGAAAAGAGTTGAATAGCCAGGAGGAGTTTTGATTCCCCAAAAGTTTAGAAACTTCCAGGGCTGATCTGAATAACCATCTGGAATCAGCTCGGGTGAAACCTGTTGCTTTGAGTGTTCGCCTATAAATGCGTTTCCACCTCTGAACCAAACAAAACCTTGAGTCCCATTTTCTTGAGTTACCTGAACATCATTTTCCAAAAGCATAAAGTAGCCAGCGCCCAATGCATCACCAAAAGGATTGCACCATTTAACTGTTACATTCTTTGTGCTATCAGAAAACGCTTTTTGCTTTTTGTCTTTACCTGTGAATGGGCTTATTGCTTTATACCAATCGGGCAGATTCTTTAAGGCTGGGATTGGTTTGAGAAGCTGATTATCTTTCGATGGTTTGAAAGGGATGAATTTTATTTCCATCCTCTTAGGTTACTCTGTTTCTTCTGGCACCTCAACCCAGCTCAAGGTTTCCTCATCCCAAGCATAATCTTTTTCATCCTCTGGGACTGGTGTTGGAGCATTCCAGAGGCAAGTGTCTTCATCCAAAACCCATGAATCAAAAGGTTTGGGAGGAATGAATGCATCTCTTTTGCTGTCATAAGTGAATCCAACCCCAGCAAAGTTTTTTCTCAGCGGTGCGCCACCAAGTAAATGCTCACCAGCCTGAGTGTTATAGGAGGTTTGAACCCATGTTCCCCCAAGGCGGTTCTCAAGCCAGTCAAGACCTTCATTTTCTTGATTGTTGTCTGTGACTAGGACTCTCAGGACAATATTATTTTCGTCAATCTCTGCGAAGTGTGCCATGTTATGCCTCGTACCTAACTATTACTTTACCTGAACCGCCTGATCGACCAGGAGAGTTGTTAGTTCCTCCGCCGCCGCCACCGCCACCAAAGTTTGCAGAACCAGCGGTGCTTTGCTGGATGAGGGAACTACCTCCCAATCTTCCATTTCCTGCGTAATTACTTCCTCCTTTGCCAGTGGAAGAATTTGCAAGATTGTCTAAGGCAGCACCACCACCGCCAGCTCCCCAAGAGTCGGAGTCAATAAATGGGATTACTCCCAAGCCTCCGTCTCCTGCAATTTGATAGTTGTTTGTGGTTTCGCCTACTTCAGCAGCACCGCCGCCGCCACCAGCTGAAGCAGCGTTGGATCCACCTCCGTCAAAACCTTGCTCTAATGTTCCGTTTCCTGGAGTTCTATTTTGTCCAGCACCACCACCAGAGCCTCCGTCTTGTCCGTTTGCTCCACCGGAACCTCCACCACCGCCTCCAGTTGAGGTGATGTTGCTGAATGTCGTATCTGTTCCGTTTCCGCCAATTTGACCAGCTGTGCTTCCTCCGCTGCCACCTGCACCGATAGTAACCGAATAGGTTCCGCTTGAAATAGACAGTGAAGCTTCGGCGTTTGTGCCTCCACCTGAATCATCTCCAGTAATAGAAGAGCGGTATCCTCCGCCGCCGCCGCCAGCTCCGCCAGCTCCAGAGTTGCCACCTGAGTGACCTCCGCCGCCAGCTCCTGCAAGGACAATGTATTCAGCGGTCAGGGAATCAAAAGCCTCGAAATCTCCAGAGCTGTTGAATGTGTGGACTGTATAGTTTCCATCTTGCGAAATTGTCCCACCAGTTGCCAAGTTGACAGGCAGTGCAAATTCCCTGTCATTTGCGTTGCCGCCTTCATCAAGGGCTTGAATTGTGAATGTTTCGCTTCCAGTTGTCGGGGTTCCGCTTATCACTCCAGTCTCTGAATCTAAGCTCAAACCTGTTGGCAGACTTCCTGCTGTGATTGAGTAGTCAACATCACCATCCGCATCGGTTGCAACAACTGTGGCGGAATAAGCCTGAGTCAATCCAGCTGCTGGCAATGGTGAGGTTGTTGTCCAAATGGGAACTGCTCCTGCATCGACTGTTCCAGCCAAAATATTCGCATTTGTGCCAGTCGGAGGGTTCACACCAGGATTGATTGCTTTGACATCCCATGGATCAAGTGCTGGGTCAAGGGCATCTGGTCGAGTAACAACCAGAGCGGTTGAGTCTGACCTGACTACATTCTTTGCCTCTGTTGAAACTGTTCCACTTTCAAAGTAGATTTCCACATCCGTTGCAAAGTTTCCACCAATAATGTTTGCAGTGTCATCAATGTTTGGCAGGTCGGAGGGGTTGATGCTTTCCAAATATGCCCCAGCTCCTGGCAGTGTGCCTTCTCCTGTTGCGTTATTTGATGCACCACTAAAACTAAAAGTGATTCTTTCAGTTGATGAAACTCCAAGAATAGCCAGCTGGGTAAATCCACCAGTTGTCACCAGGGTTGCATCATTTGTGTAACCAACTAAATTGCCATCATCATTCACCGCATAAATATCAAATGTGGTGTCCCCTGTTGCCAAGGCGACATCATAGGCTCCTTCTGCATAAGTTCTGCCCAGGTCAATCACATTGTTGTCTGTGTCATTCATGTCAACAACAAAGTCATTGGTGATGAATTCTCCGCCTCCACCTGCTGGAAATACTGAAATGCCCATCTAAGTTAGCTCGCTTCCGAATGCTTGAAATGTTATTGAGTTAGCTGAATCTGTTCTGACTGTAATTATATCAGTGGCAGACAGTGTGAGACCTAGAGTGAATGCCACTTGGCTGGTTGCTGGAATTGGTGTGTCATAAGCAATAGCGTTCTCAGTCCCAGCTGCTGCTCCTGCATCTCTCACAAAAATCCTGAAAAAGACTTCTGATCCTGTGGTGTTTGCCACTACCAAAGTTGAAACAATCGCTTCTGTTGCTGAGGGGACAGTGTAGAGGTCAGCGTTGTTTGTGTCGCTTGGCTCAACCTGCCCAAGTATTTTGTAAGTGGTTGCCATTCAGACTCCTAGTAATAGCAGAGGATTGATGAAGTTTTCCCAGTTGGCTCCTGCTGCGCCAATGCTTTCAAGATATTGTCCTGGCTCACCCTGGCTCAAGACAGGAGCAGACACTGACTCAAATGCAGCGCCTGAATAATATTCAAGGGAATCGGTATCTTTTAGATAGGTGAGCATTCCCTCAGTTACCAATGTCCCCAATGCTGTTGTCCTGGCTGTGGCATCATCGAAAACCATGACCGCTTGGCGCATTAGAAAAGTGTCAACTTCAGCGGAAGTCAGAACCTGTCCAACAGTAAAATCCTTAAAAGGCATTTTCTACCATCCCAATAAATTATCTTCGTCTAGCCTACCAAATACTTCATCATCCAAGATGAACAGACTGCCCTGAGTGGACTGCAATCTCAGAACCAGCTTCTGCTCTGAGGGAGTGACTGTTTGCTCCACCCCGATAACTTTTGCATAGCGCTGAATTTCTGGACTGATGTTGTTTGGAGTGAAACCAATTAGAACTGCCGCTGCCAATTCAACATCCAGAACATCGGCTCTTTTGTCAGATGGCAAGTCATCCAGGTTGATTGTCAAACCATCGAATCTAAACTCTGGATCTCCATATCTATTGACCAAGAAATCAGCCAGGTCTTCCACCTGCCCAACACTACTGAGCAAGGTGTCCAGCTCATAATCTCTTTCACCATAGGTATCGATTGAATCCTCTGATGTGGCAACAACAGTCCCAACCCCATCGCTGGAAACTGTCACTCTGTTATAGAGAAGTTCTGATCCATAAACAACACTAATTGTCTGATAAGGAATGGCTGTGCCTGCATCGGTAAAGACTAAATCCTCGGAGGTGAATCCAACATTTCTACCCCTGTAAAACACATCCCCATTTCTGCCAATGAAAATGTCACCTGGGTCAGACTGAGCTGTTTTGTTTAGATAGTCGAGGGCATTTGTGTCTTCTGAAATTGTTGCTGCGGATAGCGTTGCACCTAGACCCTGGATGTCTCTCCTGCCTGCATCCCAACCAATCTCATCCAAAACATTTGTAACCCTGTCAGCTGTGGACTCCTCATCAAATGAGACATCGCTGAAATTGATTCCTGATAATAAGTTGAAAGCATCGAATGCCTGGCAGACTGCGATTGACTGCCCTCCTGGTTCATAGGAAATATTCCAGTCTTCGATGACACCAAGAAACTGAACCGCTGTTCCGTTTGTGATTCTGATGGAGCGCTTGGGAACTATCTGCCCAAAATATGGAGATGCCTCAAAGGTTGGGTCAAATGCCCTGGTGTTGTTTTCAAACTGAACAGAAGCCTGACCGGTCTGATAACGCTCAAGCTCCCTGGACTTGCCCCTGGTAATTGTGTAGCTCTGAAAAAACTCACTGATGTCGGTGAAGGTTTCAACACCATCATCTAAAAAACCAAGCTCAATTGTGACTGTCATGCTGTTGCAAAGACCTTCCCATTGACTCTCTCATAACGCTTGATCGCATCTACTACTGCCCGACCTGTTGCCACTGGGTCAGAACCAGCTCCTGCGTTTATTGTGATTTGGATATTGGCTGGAGCAGATGATGCCATGGAAGATGATTCACTGAATCCCATTGGGGTAACTATTGAGCCAGACCCGACTGTTCCGAATGCTTGCTCTGTTGCCAGCTTGACATTTGATGCCATGTTCACAGAAGCTCCGACTGCCAAATCTTTGGAGTCTTCAATTCCTGTTTGCAGACCAGCCATCAATTCCTCACCAATTCCCATAAAGACCTTAGATGGTGATGAAATACCAAACCAGTTTTTAACTGTGTTTGTGATGGCGCTTCCAATTGAACTGGCCAGGTTTGATGCAACCTGAGGGAGGTTTGTCAGAATACCTTCTGCAATTCCTTGGAGGATGTTGAATCCAGCCTCAATTAACTTAGGCAATTCCCCTAGCAATGCTCCAGTGATTTCTGGAATCATGCCAATGACAGCCTCTAAGATGTCTGGAATCGCATCAATAAGACCCTCAATGATTCCAAAGAATAGCTCCATGGATGCCTCGATGATGTCTGGCAATGCATCAACCAAGGTGGTTGTCAGCTCTGGAATCATGTCCACAATTGCAGAAACAATTTCAGGAATGCTGTCAACCAGTGCTGTGACAATTCCAAAGAATAGAGTCAGACCTGCATCAATAATCTGAGGCAATGCCCCAATGACTGCCTCCAATAACTGAGGGAACACCTCAATAAACATGTCAAGCAACAGGACAAATGAATCTGTAAATGCTGTAATGATTCCGCTGAATAGTTCAAGACCAGCCTCAATAATGCTTGGAAGCATTCCAACGATTGTCTCAATCAGCTGAGGAATCATCTCCACAATCATGGCGATAAGTTTGGGAGCTGTTTGTTGGAGGGCTGTCATCAAACCGGTGAACAGTTGCAGCGCTCCCTGTAAGAGTGTAGGGATTAGACCAATCAAGGTCTGAACAATCTTGGGGATGAATTGTGTTATTGCTGAAATTAGAAGAGGGATAATCTCCTGGAATGCAAAAACAATTTTGGGGAATGCCGCTTCAAAAATAGTAATCAGCTGGTCAACTATTCCAACCAATTGATTGAACACCATTGGCAGAACTTCCTCTGCCAGGAATGTAATTAGTTGAGGGATAAATGTTAGGACTCCATCAATAATTCCAGGGAGTGCCTCCAGGATTGCCTCTGTGAGCTGTTGCCTGAAAGCCATGAACTTAGTTAAGGCGCTTCCCAGGTTTTCAATGATGTTGTCTCCAAGCAAACCAAACTGATCTGCAACAAAATCAATCTGGTCTCCGACATCTCCATGCTCACCAATCCCCTGGAAGACGGAGACAATGCCCTCAAGCCTGCCAAATGCTCCCTGAGCGGCGCTTTCAATGTTTCTGAGTCCATCACCAAAGGCAGGAGCCAAATCCTGCACAAACGGAATTGCAGCCTCAACAACTGTCTGAATGTGAGGAGCTAGGACTCCACCAATCTCCAGACCAACATCCATGGCTGAATCTTTGAGCAATCCAAACTGAGCATTGAGTGTGTCCAGCTGTTTCTCAGCTACCTCTTGAGCTGTGCCTCCAGCATTTCTAAGAGCTTCCTCATACTCTCTGAGTGTGTCGCCCTGACCAGCCAGAGCCAGAACACCCTCTCTGGTTTGCTTTGTGAATCCAAGCTGTGAAATCTCTGCAAGCTTTTGCTCTTCACTCATTCCAGTGAATGCGTTAGTCACATCATCAGAGATGTCTGCCATGTTTCGCATTGCACCATCGGCATCGAATACCTCAATGCCTAATGCTTTGAATGCTCCAGAATTCTTTTCAGCGTTTTCAGTCAGACCAAAGAGAGTGTTTGTTAGAAGTGTTCCAGCTCTCTCTCCCTTGATTCCCTGATCGGCAAACACTGCCAGAGTCGCTGAACCCTCTTCAATATCTTTGCTGACTGTCTTTAGGGCATTACCAGCCTTGGAGGTCATTGCGGCAGCTAGTTGCTCAACCGATGTGTTCGCCAGGGTGTTGGCTTTTACAAAGACATCTGTGACCCTGGTTAGGTTCTCAAGGTTTTCCTCAGTATCTTCAGAGGTTAGACCAAGAGCAGACTGTGCATCGGTTGCCAGGTCTGTGGCTGTTGCCATGTCGAACATTCCAGCCTGGGCGAATGCTGCAACCTGAGGCATTGCTGCCACCGATTGTGTTGCATCCAAACCAGCTGATGCCAGGAAGAAAAATGATTCAGCCGCTTCCTCTGCTGAGAATGATGTTGTCTTTGCAACTTCTCTGGCCGCATCGGACATGTCTTTTTCGAGTGCCGCTGAGACATCTCCCATGATGGAGAGGGATTTGTTTAGGGCAGAATCAAAATCAGCAAAAGCTTTGACCGAAACTGTGGCAATTGTTCCAACCGCTGCTGTGGCTGCGCCTGCTACCTTTGCAGCAACTCCACCAAACTTCTTGAGGGATGATTCAGCTTTGTCGAGACCTTTAGTGTCTGTCTTGAAGACAATTGGATATCTGATTGCCATTAGTTTGCCCTCTGTGCCAGCTTGGTCAGTTTCTTTTGGTGGTTCTCAAGAATCTTTGTGGAAATCTTTTGGATGTCTTTTTTCTCTCTCAAGAAATACCCAAATCCATATCGCCCTGCTGAATACTTCCAGGGCGCTCTCTCATTCAGGTTTGCCTCGAATGTCTGTGATCTGCTCTTTGGGTTTCTTCGAGTGTAGGTTTTGCCATACCTGTTAGCAGGCTTGGTTCTAGGGGAGGAGCGCTGAGCTAGATTGTCAGACCCAACAACCTCAATCAGGTCGAATGCCTTGCCCTTACCTTTACCGGTCAGCGTAATGCTAACCAGGGGATGAACATCGCTTCCTCTGCGGATTGTTCCAGGAGTGAAATTGACAGTTGCCCTGGCTCCAGTCCATCTAACCCTGCCTCTTTCAAATCCTGACATCGGTGATTTGGTTGGAACCTTTGATGCGATTTGTTTAGCTGTTGGCTGGAGGGCTGTTTTGAGTTCATCCCTAAGAGCTTTGACTGCGAGCTTGTCAACTTTTGCCACCTGTCGGAGGGTCTCTTTGATTCCCTCAACTTCGACATTTTTAGCAATCCTGAACATGACTCTCCTCTGCTTCCTCCATTTTACCCTGCAAAAGAAAAACCCCTCACAGAGGAGGGGCTTATCTTTTACGCCTAGAGTTTTCCACTTGTTGACTCTTCCAGGTCAAATACCTGCCTAGAGTCCAGAGCATCCTGGGTTCAAGGTTGAGGAGTTCATTTGGGCTGATTCCAGTTTCGCATGCTATCCAAGCAACATACCAATGCTGGGACTCATCACCCAACCCAACTATTTTTTTGGGTCTGTTGCCTCAATGGAAGCAACAGTTTCAGTCCATGCCTCAAATTCCAAATCGGTCGCCTTGGCTCTCTTCTCAGCTGAGTGAGCTAAAAACAGAAGGTGAGTAAGCTTGACCTCTTTTTGCAATCTAGTGATGCTGAGGTCAAACTTAGACTCAAAGGCTACCAAGTCAGCTGCAATAGCTGAAATGTCTTTTTCAGTTTCATCTGTGAATGTTATATGGAGATTGATGTTCATTTTTTTGTCCTTTGGTTAGGCTGCGGTTCCCCTGGTGATTTCACCAGACACTGGGAATGTTACCGAAAAACTTGCCAAGTCTCCAACTGAATTGGCGAATGGGCTGTATTGGGTAACCAGAACAGTTCCAGAATACTCTGGGTTTGTGTCTGAAACTGCCTCAGAAGTTGGCTTGATAGTGAATGCAACCTGACTTCCCAGGAGAGGGAACAGCTGACTGTCCACCGCTGCGGATCCAAAATCCTGGTGAAAATCTACTGAGAGGGATGCATCCTGCAAGCCTCCGATTCGGGTTCTGGCACTATTGCCAAAAGCTGTGGTCTCCTGCTCTTCTCTGGTAATTTCCAAAGTAACAGCAGCGACTGCGGTTGATAGGTCTTCACTGTTTAGGGTGAAGGCATAATCAGTGGTAACGAACTTGGCCAATTTGGTCTCCTCTAGTTAGCGTAACAAGTCACAGAAAAATCCATGCCTATGTAATTATTTCCGTCATTTAAGTCTATATTACTAATCCCAGTCATCGAGGTGACTCTGACATCAAAGGCGCTGCCTCCTAATGACTTATCACTTTCAATGGCTGTTTTGATTGAGTTGCTCCCAGTGTTGTCTGCATAATCATTCAGGTTCTGTTGGGCAGATCGAGAGTTGAATCTTCCGACAATCACAGTCACAGAAAAATTATATAGAACCAAACCCTTTTGAAAGCTTTGGTCATATTCAATGGTATCCAAGGTAACCACAGCCGCTGGGATGCTTGGGTTCTCTGGAATCTCTGAGTAACCCCTGAGACCCGAAATGGTTTCTAGGTTTGCCTCAAGTCCATCTCTAATGTCTGTGATGCTCACTAAGCCATCCTTATCTTCATGAATGGCTCCAATAGGTTTGTGATGTCTGGGTCAAATCTTCTGAGTGTCACAGCTCCAACATCATTGAATCCAGCAACACCAAGGGGGCTGAAGCGCCTCTCAGATAGTCGGGCTGAAAGAATCAGGCAAGCCTGTTGCACCTGGTCTGGCACCGGTGTGAATCCAAAGGTTCCAGTCACCTCTGTGGTTGCCTCATCCTTATCGGTTGGGAACAGGTATTCATCGACTGCCCTAATGTGAGTGAATGGCATTGGAACACCACCGCTCAAATTATTCAAGGGTTCAAGCTGAAAGTCTTTAGATTCCCAGGTCACATCAAAAACACCATCTGCATTGCTTGAGGTTTTCAAAGTAGTTAGGGAAGTTAGATCATCAATCTCACAAACATAGCTGTCTCTTGGTGCAAAGATTCTGGTCTCTGTTGTTGCAAAAAACTGGCGCTCTGTCATCTGGTCAATCTGCCTGGAAGCGCTGTTGATGGCAAGCTCAAGGAATGCATCATCCTGGGTGTCATTGATTTGGAGTGCTGACTTCAATAGGTCTAGCGTTATATATCCGTTAGTGATTGCCATGGTTTTATTTTACTTCAGGTTTTCCTTTATATAGGGCAACCATTTCTGCATCCATACTGTTTCAATGTTGAACTGTTTTGCAAACTCCAAATTCTTTTTGGACTTGCCCTCTCTGGTAATCATGTGACCCATTGCTTGCTTCATCTGGTTGACACTAGGAATCATGAACCAGGTTCCCAAAATCTCATCCCAAAATGGTTGACCATCGACTTTGATGGCATCCTCTGAAACCAAATCTTTAGGGGCTGTATAGTTCACAGTAATAATCTGACAGCCAATGGAGGCTGCCTCAATCAGTGGAACCATGAACCCCTCTCCATAGCTAGGGGCAAGCAGACAGTCAATGCCATCATAAAGAGCAGCCATCTCTTTATCACTGAAGCCATAGCGGAATCTTAGATTGTCGGGAAATCTGACATTCTCAGAGGGGACTCCACAAACCTTGAGCAATCTGTTTAGGTCAAAGCCTCCGACAACACTGCTCCACTCTGTGTGGAGATAAAGGATTGATTTGGGGTTATCTCTGACATGCAACCCAAATGCGAGAATCGCCTCAGCGAATGCTTTTCTGTGAATGTATTTGTTTGCTTTATTGGCTGACACCATCCCAAAGACATAAGCATCCTCATCGACCTGCAAAAACTCCCTGCCGCTCTTGCCATCAATCTTCTGCCCTGGTTTGTAGATTTTATGGTCGATGGTGTGAGGGATATAGGGGGCATCAATTCCAACCTGGTGCATTTGGAGTTTGCCATCGGGACTCATTGCAATGGGCTTGACATTATCTTTTTTCACCCAATCCAAAACTCCCTGGGCTAGGAATGTGTGATCAGCTGGAGTCCATGAGTGGATTTCTAATTGGTCAAGCTGAGGATATCCATGCAGAACCCAAGTGTCAAAAAGAGTGAGCAACATCTTTGGGCGTTTCGAGCCTTTAGTGAAATGCTCAAAGTTGGGAGCAATCATGTCTTGGGAGTAACCAGTGTAACTCTGAGGATAGAGTGTGACTTTTCCAAAGGGGGTTTTGTATTCACCAAACTCACCCTGTTGCCCAAAGTTGCAAGAGACAGCAACATTCATGCCATGCCTCTTCATCTTTTCAACTAGCTGAGCAACCTGTCTGCCATATCCGCTGGGAGAGGTTGGGCTGTTTGAGTAGATCATTACATCTGCATCAATTTGTTCATATTTAGAGATTGTCATGTCATCATCTTACCCATAGAAGAAACCCCCTGCCAATCTC